AATCGGGAGGAAAAATGAAGTTACCAATAACAATTGAATACAACGACGGCACGCAGATCACTTACGTGGCTGCGCCGCCTGAGTGGGTGAAGTGGGAAAAGCACACAGGCAACACCATTGCACAAGCGCAGGAAAAGATCGGCATTTCCGATCTAGTCTTTTTGGCATACAACGCCATGAAGCGCGAAGCTGCGGGTAAGCCTGTCAAGCCAATCGACATCTGGACGGAAACAATTTCCGAAGTGATCGTTGGTGAAGCAAACCCAAAAGCTACCCAGTCGGAAGCCTAAGTCGAATCGTCTGGGAAGTAGCCTTGGCCACGGGGCTACCCCCAGACGTATTTGAAACCGCCGAAGACATTTTGACGGTCATTGAAATTTTGGAAAGGCGAGCAAATGGCAACTGAAGCAATCAGCTACGACAAGGCTGAATTGCGTGCCATTGTAAAGTCTTTTAAAGCAATGGACGAAGAAGCTACAAAGCAAGCAAAAGAAAAAACGTCACAGCTTGCAGAATACGTCAAACAAAAAGTCATTGGCACGGCTGGATCAGCAAACAACCGTGTTGCTTCCATTATTGCTAGTGGTGCAACCGTTTCTAAGTCATCAAAAATTGGTGAGATTTCCTACGGTTTTGCACGTCAAAAATTAAGCGGCGGCGGTACGACTCAACAGGTTTGGGGCGGTTATGAATTCGGATCAAACCGCTATAAGCAATTCCCAGTGTGGTCAGGCCGTGAAAGTCGTGGCACACGCGGTTGGTTTATTTATCCGACCTTGCGAGCTGTTCAACCTGAGATTTTAAAAAAATGGGAAGAAGCGTTTTCCACGATAGTTAGGAAGTACAACTAATGGCTGGTAGTCGTACTCTTAAACTTTCGATTCTTGGTGACGTTGACGGACTCAACAAATCGCTGAAAACGGCGTCAGGCGACGTCGATTCATTTGGCGACAGAGTTGGCAAGGCTGGCATTGCCATTGGTAAAGCATTTGCCGCTGCTGCTGCCGCTGCTGGTGCTGCCGCGATCGCAATTGGTATTGACGGCGTCAAAGCTGCTATTGAAGACGAAAAAGCACAAACGCAATTGGCCTTGGCTTTAGAAAATGCAACAGGTGCAACACAGGCACAGATTAAGGCAACCGAAGATTCAATTCTGCAAATGTCATTGGCAACTGGTGTTGCTGACGACGAACTACGCCCAGCTTTAGGTCGTTTGGTTAGATCGACGGGCGACATAACAAAAGCGCAAGATTTATTGGCAACAGCACTTGACATTTCTGCGGCAACAGGTAAGCCCGTCGAAGCCGTGGCAAATTCATTGTCAAAGGCATACGACGGCAATACCGCAGCTCTTGGCAAATTAGGTGTCGGCTTATCGACTGCAGAATTAAAGACAATGTCATTTGAAGAAGTACAAGGTCGTCTGACTGAATTGTTTGGTGGCGCAGCTGCAAGAAACGCAGACACTTATGCAGGCAAGATCGCACGCGTACAAGTTGCATTTGGTGAAGCAAAAGAAGCTGTTGGTACGGCATTGTTGCCAATCCTTGACACACTTTTACAATTTATCAACAACAATGCTTTGCCTGCCATTAACGCATTTACCGACGCCTTTAGCATTACTGGCAGCGCAGGTTTCGGCAAAGTGATAAGCGACGTTGCTGGTGTAATTAAGGACATTGTTGAACCAATTTTTAAGGCTTTTCGAGATACATTTGATCGAATTAAAAAAACGGTTATTGAAAACAAAGATGAGTTTGAAGCTTTCTTTGACGTCATCAAAGCTGCTGCACCCGTTATTGGCAAGGTATTGGGCGACGCGTTTAAAGCAATTGGTAAAGTCGCAGATGTAGTTTTAAATGTTATCGCTAATGTTTTGGGTGCAATTAAACCGTTGATTAACACAGCAATTGACGGCATAAATCTACTCATCAGAGGCATAAACTTAGTTAAGCCAGGTTCGGACATTCAAGCAATCCCAAAAATCGGTGGCGGATCAGGCTCAACGACAACAGGTGCGCTTGGCAATTTCAGCATGTCAACGGGCACAGTTTCATCAACACCAACCATAAGTGTGCCAACAGGTTTAACCACAGGTGGCGGATCAACTGGTGGCGGTATAGCAAGCGCAGCTGCTTCAGCTGCAACCGCAGCAAGCAATGTTGTTTCAGGCTCATTCAACGCTGGCAGTTTCCGTCAAGCCGAAGGCGGTAGCGGTACAACCATAAACTTGACCGTTACAGGCGCATTCGACCGTGAAGGCACAGCACGCACAATTGTGGAAACTTTGAACAATAGCTTCTATCGCGGCACAGGTGGCGCAACTAACCTGCAACTAGCATGACGCAATGGAATCCAGTCTGGCTGGTTGAAATTGACGGCGTTGAATACACAGACGCGGTTTTGGCAAACCTTGTTATTCGCAGCGGTCGAACAAACATTTATGAGCAGGCGCAGGCGGGTTATGTCAACATTCAATTGATTGACGTCAATCAAGCTGCAATTCCAGTTTCGATCAATTCAACAATTGGCGTTTCCATAAGAAACACGTCAGGCACGTTTGTGCCAATTTTTGGCGGCAACGTTGTTGACATTGGTTTGGAAGTTCGCGACGTAGGTTCAACCATGTTTACTCAGACTTACAACATAACGGCTTTAGGCGCATTGGCACGTTTGCCTAAAGTTATCTTTACTGACGCGCTTGCTCGCGATTTTGACGGCGACCAAATTTATGACGTTTTGCAAAATGTTTTGTTTGCTTCATGGGCCCAAGTATCAGGGGCATTGACTTGGGCAACTTACGATCCAACTACGACTTGGGCACAAGCTGGCAATACTGGACTGGGTGAAATTGATCGCCCCGGAAATTATGATTTATCTGCACGCGCTGGCAACGCTGATCCAATTGACGTTTATTCGCTCGTTTCAGCATTGGCAACATCAGGACTTGGTTATTTGTATGAATCGTCAACAGGCCAAATTGGCTATGCCGATTCGACACACCGAACCAATTACCTTGCAGCCAACGGCTATGTTGATCTTGACGCCCGACATGCTCGCGCAGCTGGTCTACGTATTGACACCCGCGTCGGTGACGTACGCAATGCCATAACAATCAAATACGGCACAACCAGTCAAAATGACGTATCGGACAGCGATCCAGCGTCAATCGCCACATACGGCAATCTTGGTCAAATTATCACAACTACATTGCATGACTCAGCTGACGCGACTGCTCAGGCCGCCTTTTACTTGTCATTGCGTGCCAACCCCCAGCCAATCTTTAGCGAAATTTCTTTTGACTTAACAAACCCTGAAATTGACAATGCTGACCGCGACAAGCTAATTAACATTTTTATGGGCGAAGCCATTGCCCTTCAAAATTTACCGTTAAACATGAATTCGGGAACATTTCAAGGCTTTGTTGAAGGCTGGTCGTTTAAAGCTTCATACAATCAACTTTCGGTGACTTTGTTGTTATCGCCGCTGGCTTATTCATTGCAGGCAATGCGCTGGAATGACGTACCAGTGACAGAAACATGGGCAAGCGTGTCGCCGACTTTAGACTGGGCAAATGCCACAATAGTGGCTTAGAAAAGGGGAACAAATGGCAAATCCGACCACTAACTATGGTTTTGTGCTTCCGACGTCGAGCGACTTAGTAACGGACTTACCAGCCGATTTCGACGTTGCATTGCAAGGCGTTGACACGCGACTTAAAGCATTGCAACCTGGCACAACGCTTGGTGATCTTGCTTATTCATCGGCAACTGCAAACACAAACACAAGGCTTGGCATTGGAACAACTGGTCAGGTTTTAACTGTATCAGGTGGCGTTCCAACTTGGTCAACTATTGCAACAGGGCCAACTTTTACAGGCGTCGGTGTCTATAAAGGCACAAATCAAAGCATTTCAAATAACACTTCGACGGCTGTTTCATTTGCTTCAGAATACTTTGACACAAACGCATTCCATGACAATTCAACAAATAATTCACGCCTGACAATTCCAGCAGGTAAAGCTGGAAAGTACCAGATCAATTACAATGTGAACTGGGATGCAAATGGCACAGGTTCAAGACAAGCGATTGTTTACCTTAACAATGCGACTGTAATTTCATTGGTTGAGACAGACAATGCTGGTGCAAGCCGTGGTATTGGAATTGGAGGCTCTTTAATTTATAGCCTTGCTGAAGCTGATTACATTCAGGTTTTGGTTTTTCAAAACTCAGGCGGTGCGCTTGACTGCCTTAGTGGTGGCAATCCAACAACATTTTCAATTAGTTATTTGGGGGCATAAAATGGTTCAATTTGATAAGCCTGCGAAATTGAATGGCGCAGAATTGCGCGCAGAATTAAAGGCTGCTGGTGTCACAATTAGTGACGATTTCTTAGCAGTCCAAGACGACGCCGAAGGTCATTTGTTGCTTGACATTTCAGCTACAAACAAAACCAAAGCAACGGCGGTTGTGGCTGCACACATTGGCACCATCTAAATGACTTACCCTGACGGCACAAATGCACGACTAATTGAGGTCGCCGCAACTGAGGTTGGCACAATTGAGGAAGGCGACAACCTCACAAAGTATGGCAAATTTACAAAGGCTGACGGTTTGCCATGGTGCGGAAGTTTCGTCAACTGGTGCTGCTCACAAACTGGCGTCAAGATTCATTCAGTGGTATCAACGGCTATTGGCGCGCATAAATTCAAGGAAACAAACCGTTGGTCAAATTTGCCTAGCCTTGGCGCATTAGCGTTCATGGACTTTCCACATGACGGCGTTGACCGCATTTCACACATTGGCATTGTAATCGATTTTGAACATGGCAGAGACGTCGTGACTTGCATTGAGGGCAACACATCTGGCACAGGCGATCAGCGCAATGGCGGTATGGTCATGATCAAGCAACGATCATTGAAA